ATCGGCGTTTCCGGCACATCCGGCAAATGCCGTGCGCCATGCGCCGCTTCGGCCGCGTCCGCTTCGGCTCGCGCTTTCGCGCTCATGCGCCGCTTCGAGAATTCACGCTCCGCCGCGAGCTTCCCTGCCTCGCGGATGTGAATCCGATCGCATTCGTCGAGCGCCGCCTGCGGCCCGCCAGCCACGTAGCCGCGCGATTCGAAGTTGCGCTGCTCTTGCTCGTCTTTCGCGGTCTGCATCGGCAGAATCCGCCGCGTGCCATCGGCGAGTCGTTCCGCCTTATACATCGCGGCCGGATATGGCCGGTATTCGTGCGGGCGACCAGGAGGCCCATACTGCGTATGATGGGCTTCCCAGCGCCGCATTTCTTTCGCGTGTTCTGATTCGGGAGTCCAAACCACGCCCATGCGTTCAGCGTCCTTTCGTTAACCGAGGGTCCACTGGCCCGTCGAAGCGTTCACAGACGCATTCGCCGCGGCCAGCAAGCCCGTGTAGCCCACTTTCACGATCAGCACCGCGCCGACCTTGGAATTCGCCGTCGCCACATCTGACGTCGTGGTGTCGCCGTCGAATCCCGGCCCATAGGTGACGGTATGGGCCTGCGCCGTGCCGGCGATGAACGTCATGGTGACGCCCATCGTCGCCGAGGACGGAGCCGGGGTCGTCGCGCCGACCGCGATCAACGTGATCGCGCACGCGCTCGCCTTCGTGATGATGTAGGTCGTGTTTTTGATCGGATACGGCTGCACGCCCGCCGTCGCCGCTGTGCCCGCCGCGGCGAATACCGTGTCTTCGCCGAGCGTCACGATGTCATCGACATACGGAGGCCGCTGACTCACACCGCCAGTGGGCACCGCGAGAAAATCACTCGCGGCCGACGATGTGGAGACGACGGCCAGCAGATCATGCGGCACCGCGGCCGTGCCATTGTAGCCGCGCATCGCCACTTTCACGATGCCCGAGGCAACGACGGTCGAGATGAGCATGTCTTCGCCGTCCACGCGCATGATCTGGAGCGGTGTCGAATACGCACCGACAGCCGGGAATCCGCTCGAGGTGGATGTAATGCTCAGCGTGTTCTGTTTCGCATCGCACGCGGCGGCAAGCGTTGTGTTGGTCAAGGCCATGTGCTTAGCTCCACGCGCGCAGCGCGAAATACGGCTCGATCGGAGCCGCGCCGACGAGCGCATCCATGCGCCGAGGCAGTTGATCGGTCTGGATGTTGTATTGATCCACGTAGCGGATGCTCACCTTGGCCTGCGGATCGCTCACGCGCCCCGCGACGGCGCCAGCCAGCTTGACTGGCAGATCCGCCATGACCCAAGCGAACGCCTTCGGGTTGCACACGATCGACTGCCGCGACAGCGTCGTCGTCAGCGTGCCGGCCACTGCACCAGTCGCGCCAAGCACGTTGATCGCTGCATTGTCGGCCGGCAGCGAGTTCACCGACTGCAACTGTGAATCGGTCGAGGCAATGAGCGACGGCGTAAACGTCAGTGTTGCCGTGCTCGAACCCGACACATCCGCGCTTAGCGTGAACTGCTGCAATTGATTCGTGTTCGCGTAGCTCACTGGATTGACGGTGTAAACACCATCGATCGTGAACACGTCGCCTTCCTTCAGCGCATACGTGCCCCAGCCGTCTGTGGTGAGCGACGTGCCGGATTGATTGGCGCCGTTGATGAGTGGCGTCGAGGCCGTGAACGTGCCGGTCGTGTGCGTCGGCAAGTTCGGGTCCCACGCCCATTCGTCCACGCCGAGGGCGCCGAAGCCGAAGAAGCCTTCGTTGAAGATTTTCGATATTTTCGCGGCGGGATTGAAGACTGCGAGATTCGTCGCCTGGAGGTTGCTCTGCGTCAGCGGATCGACGATCGCGTAGAGGTCAGACGGCGTGCCGACGTTGCGGAGCCGCGCGACACCATCGGTCCAGGTCTGGTTACTCGTGAGCGGCACACCCGGTGCGCCAATCGAGTAATACACCGACTTGTAGACTTGGGCGCCGGCAAATACGTCGCATTCGTTTGCGAGCGCCTGACCGGCCGGCATGTCGTAGCGTTCCTGCACTTCTTCGACCGCCACGGCGTCATCGGCCGATGACCAGCCCATTGCGACTTGGAGCTGATCGGTCAGCGTGACCGGCACGGTCTGATTCAGAATGGATTGCTGCTGGAGCGCTTGGCCGCGCTTGACGCGGAAACGCTGCGGGAGTCGGACTTGCGCGGTATACCCGATCTGCGCGCCATCGGGTTTGTCCCGCCACATGCCTTCCCAGGTGCGATCGAACATGGCGACCAACTTGATGTTGTTCTGCCAGAACATCGCCACATCGGTCGAGACCCAATTAGGCGTGATGAATGTATTCGCCACCGTAGCCCCTTGCAGGGGCGACCGAACCGATGATTAGCGTCGGCCTTTCGGACCCCATGTGCGGGCATGATCCGCAATGGTGTGGCCGTCGCCGGGCGGTTCGTCGCCCGATCTCATCGGTCCTGTCCGCACCGCATTAGGCGGCTTTGGGACCACGGTTACTTGGGGCGTCGCGGGGACCGATGCGGTGACGGCGGTCTGAAACCCACGGCGATCGAGTCGGCGTCTCAAGCGAGAGACGGCAGCCAGAGCCGCATTCCGTTCATCCTCTGAGGCGGTGGCCGCAGGAATGCGAATGCCTTCTGACCACGACGCCACTTCGTCAAACAAAGCCGCGTCGCGTGCGAAAGCATACATGAGTCGCCCCGGATTGTCATCCATAAAAATCATGGCCTGCATTGCGGGGGGCATGTGCTCCCGCATGTGCTCCGGGCCATCGCCGGCAAAGAGGGTTTGCCAGTCGGGCGTCTGCTTGGCAAACTCCGTCATTTTGCCGTCGAAACTATTCCAGAATTGCTGCTCGGTTTCGTGTGCCGTGGAGGTCTGCTGTTGTAGGCTCGCTTCCCAATCGCGCTTCTCGAGCCGCCAATCCTGTCGCGCTTCGAGCCACGCCGCATACGGATCATCGGCGTTCGCGAAATCGACTTGTTTCGGTTCGGGCTTGGGAAACGCCCAATGGTCCGTCGCGCCGTTGCCATTCGTCGGCTGGCGCGTATCGGGCTGGATTTGTCGCGTGCGCGCTTCGAGTTCCTGCGCGCGTCGTTCGGCATCGCGCAGTTTGCGCGTCAGTTCGTTGATACGCGGCGTATCGCCAGGCGTCGCTACGTCCTTCTCGCGGCGCCGTGGTTGCGCTGGCGTGGCTTCCTGCGCGGGCTTCGCGGTGACGGGCGTCTCGGTCGCTTTGCCACCTTCCACGAAGCGCCCGTCAGCTCCGCGCGCTCGGTTCGGATTGTATTTGGCGGCGTGCGCCGAGATGCTGGTTTCTTCCGGTGTGGCTTCCGGCTTGACTGGCGTCTCGGCGACTGGTGCGGCGGGCTCCGGCGTGATGCCTTCGGCGGCGGGTGTTCCGACTTCAGTAGCAGTATCCATACTTACGTCGTCTCCACTTGCGGTTCCAGTGCAGCCAGATTCATTTCGTGTTCGTGTTCATGCGCGAGCTGATGCAGATCATGGCCGTGCTGCGCGCGTTGCGTCTCGAGCGTGTGAATGTGTTCCTTCTCCGCGAGCCGATGTTCCTGCACGCCTTCGAGCGTCAGCCGGATACGCTCAAAATTTTGCTCGACTTGCTGATTGAGCGCCTTCATGGTTTCTTTCATCTCGGCGACGGCTTGCTGCGCGCCAGCTTGGATTTGCGCCACGGCGATTTTGGTCGAATTGTCCATTTCCGCTTGCGCCAACTTCGCGGCAGACTCGGTTTCTTTCGCATCGATCTTGCGCTGCATGTTCTCGATCACTTGCTGCATCTGCTTGATGATCGCATCCTGCGCCTGCACCTTCTGCATCGCCACGAGATCGGGCGGCTTGCCTGACTGGATCGCTTGTTGAATCTGCGGAAGCAATCCGAACTGTGCGCGCTCGGCGAGTTCTTTGTTGCCAGGCCCATCGGAGTATTTGAAAAACAAATCGCCGTAAAGTTGATCGCGCTGCGGATTCGCGGCGAGCAGTTCCGCGATCTGCGTCCATTCCTGTTCGCGTCGTGTCTCGAAATGCTTCGAGACCTTCACGGCGATGTTCCCATTCGCGCCAGCATCCGTGAGTTCGTAGGTTTTCGCTTGCGCGGCTTGTGGATGCGACGGCGGCATTTGTCCTGGCGCCATGCCGACCGGAACGGGCTGATCGCCCTGCATCACATGCGGTTGGCCGAGCATCACGGTTTGCGTATCGGATTCGCCGGTCACCATCCGCACGAGTCGCCCCGGTCGATTGCCATAGATCGGTTTCAGTAAATCG